ATTACCTAGTCGCACGGAAAACTCGATACGCAAACAAGTAGCGTACCTACGTAAAAGAGGTTGGAGTTTTTAGGCAGAAGGAGATACATGCCAAAAGTTAAAGTACGTAACAATAACGTAGACGCTGCTCTACGAGTTTTCAAGAAAAAATGTTCAGAAACACTATGGGATTATAAACAGAAGGAGTATCATGTACCACGAAGCGAAAAACGACGACTGGCTAAACAGGCTGCAGTCGCAAGATTCAAAAGAAAGAGAAACGACAATGGACGGAACAAATTTTGAGTTAGTTGGTGATTTTATGGAAGCCTTTGGTCAGGCTGTAGAAACACAACCAACCTGGCCCGACTTTAGCACTCGTGAACTACGAGTAGATTTAATACAAGAAGAAGTAGATGAATTGGTGGAAGCGATTGCAAACAAAGATATGGTCGAAATCGCCGACGCTCTCGCCGACATACTCTATGTTGTATACGGTGCTGGTCATACATTTGGTATTGACCTTGATGAGTGTTTTACTGAGGTACATGCTTCTAATATGAGTAAGTTAGGAGATGATGGTACACCAATCAAGGCAGACAACGGTAAGGTAATGAAAGGCCCGGGCTTTTTCGCCCCAGATTTAGAGAGTATTCTAAACCAGTGAGAGACCTTTGGAAGTTCTTTGGCTTACCCTCATTCTTGAAGGAGCAACGGGAATCTACAACTCTCGAAATTCAGTTGTCTCCGCTGGAGTTTGCGTGTATAAAAATTATCATGATGATCGGGATGACACTACCTATACTTTCTATATTCCTATACTTGCGAAATGCCCTCCATTTGTACGTCATATAACAAAGGGGCCGTAGCCCCTTATTTTACATCAGGCTTGAACCGCCTAATGCCCATAACGCCCAAATCACTATGATGCAGTACATAATCATATAGATATCGTCCACCTATCCCTCCAATAAAATATTTTTTCGTTAACTAAGAAGCGCCCAGGTACTGTAATCCAAGACCAGGGCAAAAATAGTATTTGTAATATGCCAAAAAGTATGGTAAAATAAACACATATTTTGATGAACAATCAAGTCAATCACAGATTCTTACTAACTAGATCGAAATCGTTTGAATTAGATTTATTCTGGGCGGGGCATAAGGCGAAGCCGTAATGTCCCTAACCATAAATCTGAATGAAACTGATTTCGGGATCACCAATCTCTGATTACTATTGCTTTTCAATTAAGTATTGATTGTGACAATATTCATAATAAAGATAATTAAATATATTCGTTCACAATCAAACAACCCCGCTAATAATCATTCTACGATTGTTACTGAAAATCCGTCTACTACTTACACAAAACCCTTCAAAATTTGCGCCAATTTCAAAAATCTTGATTAAATATAAAAGGTAAGACCATTAAGCTCATCCATGATAAAAGGATTATCATAAATTCTGATAAATTTGATCCCCATAGCATGGAAGCTGACATAATTGTTACATAGCACCACCAGATCAATGATAGTACGGGCCACACGTTAGGACCCCGCTACCGCTTGTAAAAGTCGTCTGAGAGTTTCTTTTGGGCTCTTTTCGAGGCCCGATATACTTCCCACCTCGATCTCCAGAGCATCAGCGATATTCGAAACGATTTCAATTTTCGTGATAGGTTTCTCTCCAGTTTTTGAAACATACACTTCTCTCCGGTACACGCCTTCGCGTGATAGCTTTCCAATTATTGACTTCTTACTTCTATTGAGTTCTGTTGCAAGCAACTCTACTGTACGCATATTCGGGTGCATAGTATAGCTTTCAATCATATACTCAGTTTCACTCTCCGTGTAGTTCGACACGTTCCCTCCTATAACTTCCTTTACCTTTCTTCGGTTTGTGGACCCCGCCACGATTGTGATTATGCCGCGCCACCGGGTTTCGGATCGTCTCCTTCTGTCTGTTCTTGCCCCGCATAGCTTATTTCTCCTGTATCTAGATTTATAACTACGTCGCCACTTATCCACTCTAGATATTCCACTTCGACATTATCCATGCCTCGGGCTTTAACATATTGAGTGAACACCAGGTCGTAGTAATGCTCTACTTCAGCTATTTTCTCTTCTAGCTTTTCTATAGTAGTATAGCACAATCGCATACTATCATATAACTCTTTTAGCTCATTTTTTGTCGTATTTAATTTTAGCTTAATACGACGTTCTTCTGGAAACTCGATTATATTCGACATAAATTTCTCCCATAGAACACATATTATACAGCCCCTGAGAAAAAATGTCAAGAAAAATTTTTAGAACACATAAAAAAATCCCCACATATTTCTATGCAGGGATTTTACAGTTAGGTTTAGAGCCGCGAACTGCCACTAGGCTATATAGTGCCTTTCGTTATGGTCGAGGGTTTCGACGCCTCTTTGCAATAATAGACCAATAATAAAAAGGACTTCCTCCTATAGTTATAGTGATACGCACCAACCTTCCACACGTATCTGGGTATGTACTGCAGATACCACCCACCACTTTTTCGTTTTTGCTAAACCAGAATGCGAAAATGCAACAAAGCCGTAACTGGTCATACACATCCGCCCGTGTACAAGGGGGTTCGATATAGTACCTCGAAACAGGGAAAAGTGCTCTAAGTGGCACTAAACTAAGATGGTACTTTTTAACGTGCTTTGCCATCCCACATTAGCACAAACGTTCCACGGACGATGCCTTTCAACCTGTACACGGCAGGGTCAACGAAGGCGGAACAAATTAGGTTGGGGCTCCGGATAGGCCGAGTTAACTTTTACCGGGATCTTTACTGTCTTATCGCAAGCGGGTAGCACACTTGTGGCGTCCCTGACTTCCCCATTTGAATAGATATTATACAAGCATTTTGAACTAAAAGTCAAGAATTATTTTTCTTCAGCCCAGAAATTTTTTCAAACATTTTGTGTCCTGTACTTTTATCATTATATTCTAAGACTAACCCATCACTGTTCATGTGAAGTTTAGGTTCGAATTTTTTAAGGTCAGCTTCATGAGTACAAAAGCTACTAATACAAAATACTATTGCTTCTGCACTTTCTTTAAGTTCCACGATGACACACCTGGAGCTCTGCTATTCGTGCGAATAATTCTGCTTCATCCCCTACTATAAACAACTCTTTCCGAGTAGTCCAGTCTCCGTCAATACGCCCACTAAACTCAAGCATAGTTCCATTTGTAGCAAATTGAATTGTTACTTGGTCTACTTCTTTGATCTCACGGCTCATGTCTCTGCTCCCATGTAGAAGGATAAAAGGAAGAAAGAGAAAAAGTTTCACGAATTTCCCCTTCTTGATACATTGTACGAATTACGTGGTCAACCTCGGCTTCTGAAAGCGCCCAATTGTGCCACAGCTCATCTTTTACTCTTTGCAGGCTTGTGAAAGACATACGCTGACCTTCTACTTCTATTGTATCAGTCGCTCGATCTACCACTGCCAATCTTTCTTGCTTCTCCAGCACGCTTTTCCTCCAGGTTTTCCAATGATGCCTTAATTCCAATCGCAGTATCTTCGCTGGAGCCATGATACATCAAATTTCCTTTAGTACTGTATACTTTAAAAATGTATTGGCCCGGTTTTATAATTTCTCGTACGATATGAGTCATTACTCTGCTTCGATACCGTAGATTTCAAACTTAAATTTTGGGTCTTTGCCAAAGACAGAAGCAGTTTTTGCTCGCTCAAGTCGTTGAATAATAGGCGAGTTAGGCTTACGCTTTGCACGAAAAGCACCGTGGGACATTACTTTTTTACCTTGAAATCGCCCTTTGCGAAACTCACGCGTAGTAGCGGCATCAAAAATCATTGTCTTTGACATTAAAATTCTCCTTGTAGCGCACAAAATAGTACGCCTTGTAATCCACTTTATTTAAGGACTCCGCTTCTCGATAGGCGTCATAATACTCTAGCCAAGTATTTAGCCAAAGAGTTACTGCACCAATTCGAATATAAACTACATACATAGGAATACTTAAATAAAGCGGGGCACAAGGCCCCGAGGCTTAGTCAAGAAGCTCAAGCAAGGCTTGAAGATCAACTTTGGTCATCTTTGCCACAGAGGGCAACTCACGACCCAATCGCTCGTTCACAGCGTTGACGAAGAACTCTTTCTTTACAACAGGCTCACCGCGCTTGGTCTGACGCTCTACTTTCTGGTAGATACCTAGAGCAGACAGCTTGGCGATGATAGAGCGAGGGCTCTTACCAAATTTGTCAGCCAGTGCATCGACAGTAGTACGAACAGGGTCAGCAGAGTACTTTGCAGTGATCTCGGCAATCATAGTCTCAGAGTAGTTCTGAGAAGCGTTAGCAGTCATAGTCATTTTTGTTTCTCCCGAAAAAAATTAAGTAAATTACCACTTTTGAAAATATATTATACAAGGTTCTGAGGATTATGTCAAGAGATTTTTTTGGAAAGCTGCAAATAATTCTACTTCTTTTTCCCTTGCAGCTACCTCCCACGGAGCGCTCCAATACTCATCCCAGTTATCAATGTCTCTTTTAAATAGTTCGTCTTGCCACATAGCGTGATCAGTTTCTAACTCAAGCTCACAGTAAATGTATTGGCGAGCGTGCTCTAGCTCATGAAATATAGTTCGTAGCCAATGAGGACTTTTATTAATACGAAGAATAATTTTATGCCCCAAGTCTACAGAATCTCCAAAGTCTGTTTCGTGCTCGCCTTTAAGATATATAGTAATAGGCACAGGAGTGATTCCTAGATCAAGTTCTCCCATAGCAAAGTCGATCGCAGCCCGAGCTAAGTACCGTTCAGGCATTGACCATGCTTTTTTTGCTTTTACTTTTAACTTATACATCATCTAACTTTACCTTTTCCCTCAGCCAAGAGTACAGCTCTACTGCACTGTCGTCGTATCCGTTGGGGTACTCTTCGTCTGGTAACAAACAACGTATGGTATAGAGAAAAGCGTCTAGCTTAGGCACTCCGTCCATACGCATACCTGCGTACAAGCTAAAGGCTTCAAATTGAATATCGTTCATATAGTTCCTCCGATTTATAAATATTATACCGGCTCCGGTTTTCAATGTCAAACAATTTTTGCCATACCCCCAACATAAATTTATTCCGGGGGGCGGCGTACGAAATTGCGGCTGTCAAGTGTTTTTTGCACCTAATCTGCCAAAATTTTCGTAAATTTGCCACTCTTTGCCCCAGGTTTGCCACGCTTTGCCACTTTACCCTACCCCGCAGAGACTAGCAAGTTAAATTTATTTGCACAATTACCCAAAAAATACCTTGACTTTGCATTGCTTTGCCACTATAATTGGCGCGCAGCGCTTTTGCCAAATTATCCCGGGCCTTGCCGCAAATAATTCTTGACATTGCCAGGCTTTGCCAGTATACTACCAGGGTGGGCACGGGGTCTGGCACAAAGACTACAACAATTATAAAAAATTTTGCCCAACCCCGCAAAAAAGACTTGACATTGGTCGCTTTTGCACGTATTCTGGCGCAAGTAACACCTTCGCTTTTTCACTTCACTTTGCCACTGGCGCCCGCGCGCCAAAAATCCTGAGAAAACAAGGTGTTACGTTCCACGTGGAACATCAGCGGTTGCGGCGTTTTAGGTTGCGGCTCACGCGCGTGATAAAATCGCGGAGCGTGTCTTCGTCGGTGTCCAGCAAGTAGCAGGCCAGCGAAATCGCTTCCTCCGAAAAGTTGTCACCTTCGATGCCTAGGGCAACGTCCGGTTGCCCTTCCAAATCCCTTGAGGGGATTTTAGCGTTGGGGGTTTCTAGATAGATCATTTTTTTCTCCTTTTCCTGGGGCTAATCCCCTAGTCAATAAAAACATTATGCCAGCTCTCCGCATAATTTGTCAAGCAATTTTTTAATTCCTTTTGATTTATTTTCGAAATTAATTGTGTGCCATTCCGAATCAATAACGCGCTCTTTTAGTATGCTCATGCGGTCATAGTGCGATAGCGCGTTTTCATCATTCTCCGAAAATTTCCAGTAGGTTAGCGGTGAATGCTTGCGTTGAATTATTCGGCGTTGCTGTTCCTGTTCCGAAATCGAAAGCCAAAATTTAATCAAGCGCACCGGCTGGTTAGCTTCCCAGTTTTTATGACGCCGCATAAAATTGTTGTATTGTCGCGGCGTACACCATCCGTTGAGATGTTGAACCATTGCGCGAGAGTACCAGCTTCGATCAAAAAATACAATACGCGGTTGCGTTGGAAGTTTGGTTTCCCAGTAGGGAAGCCATGATGCCATCGCTTGTTTTGTCGGTTTGTGCGAGAGGCAAACGCTGTAAAGATCGGGCGGTAGGTAGTGGGTCAATTCCCGAATCGTTGAAGATTTGCCCGCAGTGTCGCGCCCTTCCAGAATTACCGCAACCGGAGCGGAGAGATTCTCCGCGAGCCGGTTTAGATTTGCTTGCAATTTTTTCATCAAAAGCCCCCATTCCACCAGTAGTAAACCGCCGCGCCCCAGATCGCCAGATCGGTGATTACCGAATAAGCAAGGTAGAGCGCGGCGAGTGCCGCACCAAATCTCACGCCGTCACCCCATAAGTGCGGGGCAGTGGGCAACCGTGAATGCCCTTGGCTCGCTTGTGGGCTACGACACCTTCACCAATCTGCAAATTGGATTTGCGATACGAATTAGTGAACCGTGCCATCGCAGTTTTGGCAGAGCAAAAGTAAAATTCACTTTTGCCGCCAACCTCCAGCCATCGCTTATCATACAGCATGGCCTTGTCCTCACGATTGCGAGCGTGGACAAATTGCTCGGCGGCTAAAACTTCCTCATTCTCGCCCAGCTTCATTCGCCAAACGCGAGCGTGAAGCTCCCCGCGATTGTAGCCGAAAGCATCTTCGACATCTCGCAAGCACCAAGTCACGCGCTCGATACCGCCGTGCCCACCGTTCGCGTAGGCGTGGCAAGCGTAGCCGTTTTTGAAAACACCAAATTCGAGCAATTCCCAAACGTAGTGCCATGCCATGCCGTCGATCGGGGTGATCTCTGGAGCCTTATCGGTAGATCGTAATATCATGCTGATAACCTTTCGTTGAGTGAAATTGAATCATACGCTGTTATGCCAATGCGGTCAAGCATGGCGAGCACATTTTTGTTGTCGTCGAAAAAGACGGTTGTCGCGCAGAATCGCGCCCATGATATAGGCCGAGTCTGAGCATACCGGCGAATCATCCGCTCTTTTAGCTCCGCATCCGGTGTGCTGTCCCCCATTGAACGGGAGAGGCAAGCATCCCAGCGCAGGCCATTAGCGCGCAGATATTCGTAATCATGTTCGCCCATAACGCGAGCGGTACAGATCACGATAGTCGCGCCCTTGCGATCTACCCGCCGCCATTGTGCGGCGAGGGGTAGCAGTGAGTCACCCATGATGTTATCGCGGGTGTTGTTCTGAATCCATGCCGCAAGATCAAGCGAACCGTCAGGGCGCGTGATCTGTCGGTGCGAGGAATCGATCACCGTATGGTCGAGGTCAAAAAAGTAGTGCATAGCTATATCCTATAATTCCAGCCAGATTTAATAGTACCAGATTCCACGCCCGAATGTCAAGCGCCTGTACCGTTAATAATACCAGCCCAGCAATGGCCGCGAGTTTGCCCGCGTCGGTATCGATGGCGAAAGGGGCGAGTGACATACACCCCGCCCCAGCCCATCCGATGATCGGCGAAATCATCCTATGTTGCTCAGGATGACGGACAGCTCGCCCTTGGTGAAATCACCTTCACGCTCAGGCAATGCCAGCGCGGTGCGAACCTCCGCGAGAATGTCGGCCTTAGTCGGGCCGCGAGAAACGCGAGAGGCAGGAGCCGCCTTGACGTATTCAACGCCAAGGCTTTTTGCCTTGCTGATGACGGAGCGATGTGATACGCTCCCGAAATCGCTGGCAAGTTGCTTTGCTTTTGCGAGGTTGAGAGGGGCCGCCGCGCGAATCGCAGAAACCATTTTGTCAGTGTAGTTAGACATAAAGTGCTACCTTTGGTTTTAGCCGAGAGCCAATCCCCCAGCCGATGCAAGCATTATCTCATATCCAGCCGCACAATGGAACCCCCCAAGCCCACATTTTTTTGGTAATATGTCACAAAAAAATCGCTTGACTCCGGGCCGAGATTGTGATCGCCCAGGCCGGGGGTAGGGGGCGGTAATGAGACTCATTCTCATTTAGCGCGGCCCCGCTCCCCAACACGTACTACTTGGTAATTTTTAAAAGACTTGTTTTATACGAATTTTTGTCGCATGTTTATAGAAAATTTTTTATTTTTTATATCGGACAAGCGACAAGTTTTCGCAGCTACAATACCTTCAAAAAATAACGCTTGACTTTGATGCTCGCTTCGAGTATAATTATCTAAAATTAAGGAAAGTGTAATGAAAGTTTTAGTAGCGTGTGAATTTAGCGGAACCGTCCGGGACTGCTTTATAGCAATGGGCCATGATGCAATTTCATGCGATCTTCTTCCTACTGAAGCACGAGGACCACATATTCAAGGAGATATTCTTGATATACTTTATGACCCTAGCTGGGATCTTATTATTGCTCACCCTCCCTGCACTTATCTTGCTGCTTCTGGTTTACATTGGAATAAGAAAATTGAAGGAAGAGCTCAGAAAACCGAAGAAGCCCTTGATTTTATCACAGCCATCTGGAAAGCGCCAGTAGAAAAGCTGTGTATTGAAAACCCGGTGGGGTGTATCAACACCCGCCTCGATTTTATGCCAAAGCCCCAATATGTCCAGCCATATAATTACGGAGAAGACGCTTCAAAAAAGACTTGTTTGTGGCTGAGGGGCTTGGCACCCTTAGAACCTACCGAAGTTATAGAACCTCGGTATGTAGATGGAAAACCTCGATGGAGTAACCAAGGTGACACTGGTTATGATAAATTTGGTGGAGGTCAAGGAAAAGAACGAAGTGTCACATTTTTTGGTATAGCAGCCGCAATGGCACTGCACTGGGGATAATATGAACTTAACTATTTTAAACTTAAATTATTTATTGCACGACCAACAAACTCTTAGGTACAATACTGTAGAAAGTATAGAGTGGAGTGCAGAAAAGACGGAAGGAGGTATTAGGGCAGGAAGGCACTCAACTGTTAAACTTCAGGCTCCTGGAGAAGATTTTATTCCTTTTGAAGATATAACAGAAGAAAAAGCTTTAATTTGGCTCAGAGATGCTTTAGGAACTTCAGGCTTAGAAATTATTGAGAGGGAGCTAAACGAAGAGTTAAATGGCTTGCTAAATCCTACGCACGGTAGTGGAAAACCTTGGACGGAAAGCGGTATCTAAATGGCTACTTGGTCTTGGACAGAGTATTTGTATACATCCGGGTATGGGGTACAGCCCTACTCTAGTTTATCTAGATACACTGCGGTTATAAAATCTTCGGATACAGTACAGCTAACAACTCAATACAGTGGCAGTGTCGCCCTCGCTTACCAAATAAATTACATAACCCAGCCGAATGGATCCTCCACCGTTAATAATCCTGACCCAACTCCTTCAGGGTCTTTATTGAACAGAACCTGGACTACGAGTAGTTTTTCTGATAATGATTATCATACTCGTTGGTGGTGGTACACCACTGATACATACGGATACACTAGTCCAAATGCACAAAAATCTGTAAGAATTTTAGTAATTCCTAGTACCGTTGGCTGGGGCTCGGTTACGGCTAGTATTCAAAAAGGTTATAGCGGACAAGCTAAGCTTTCTATTCCCTCTGCTTTTCAAAGCTATTTAACGGGTAGTGGTACTGATAGTGGTGATACTCTTAATTCCTACGAACAGATCAAAGACGAAAGATTTTTTTGGAGAGTTTCACAGTCTGAAACCGGCCACAATACTGCTTATGGATTTACTACTGGCAGTGCTGTATTGACTTCGCCCACTCATAACGGCTTAATCACACTTAGTCCCACGCTAAGTTCTAATGCAGGGGTTCATTGGGTACACCTATATCATTACGATTACAATGGGCAAACAGGAACAGCAGACCACCTAATAGATTCTATTTCTTTTAATGTAACCAACCCCGCTGCCTTAGACACTAATATTACTCTAAGCTCGACGGCTGTCAATATACTTAGTAGTGCAAGTAGTTACTCCCTTAGTATGACGCAGGGGGGATCTAATACTCTTTACTACATTTTAGATACACCAAATCTTGCGAACGGTAGTAATATCGCCGCAGCGAGCTCTAACTATATAGCAAGAACTTGGAATAGTAATAGTGGTAATAACTCTCGACCTTTTGAAACAGTACAAGGTAGCGGAGTAATTTCAAATGGTTTACCTACTTCGGGCTCTGCCACTTTTTATCTTTATGCTGCAGATGGAAACGCTCAAAACAGTATAAGACTAACTACAGGGGACACTCAATATACAGTAACGCCACAAGCTCAAGCTCCTTCTTTAAGCCCCTATAAAACAATTATTAACGGTGGATTTCAAATGTGGTCAAATCCATCAGGTGCAACGTCTGGAACAATTCAATATCAATGGAAAGTATACGGCGGGGGCTCCGGGTCTTATGGCAACACTGTCCATACTTTTCCGTGGACAGCGGAAATAAATAATTTAGGAGAAAATGCAGCAGTTGGTGGAGAACATTGGAAAGGAACCTCTTGGACGGTTCAAGCTCGAGCAACTGTAGATAATGGAGCAACTTACGACTACAGCAGTACTTCTTCTTCTATAACTCTTCCTGATTATTCTTTTACTACCGTTCCGAATTCTATACAAGAGGGACAGACCGGAACTTTTACTGTAGCTTCTACAAATGGCCTAGGCCCTATCTATTGGGAGGTTACTACAGCAGGTGGTGGAGATTTTTCAACTTCTAGTGGTCAAGTGGGTTCGGGGACAGGGTGGTCTTCAGGAAGTTTTAGTGTAACTCCTTCAACAGATAATGATTCAGACGCTTCAGAAACTGCAACAATAAAGCTATACATTACTAATACCCTCAATTCTGCCAACGACCTTGGCATTTCCGATACATTCACTATTACAGGGCCTAGTACAACTCCTACTGCAGATACAATAAGTGGAGTTACTTGGTCAAGTACTAATACTGCAAATTCATACCCAACAGTATCTTGGAGTGGAGGCAGTGGTGGTACCTCAGGTAACCCAGCAGTTATAGGAAGTACAACGAATTCACTTCCTAGTTCTTCAAGTGCTGCTTGGGTAACGGACCTTAATCAGACTTCTCCTACAACACTAACGCAGGATGCAAATGGAAATGCTTATGTAAGAGGGACTACTTACTATTTTTGGGCTCGAAGAAGTGCCAGTGTAGTCAGTAGTTCTTTTAGTTCAACAGCTCCGTATATTCCTTTTACTGATACTACAATTACTATTAATGCTCCTACTCAAGCAGACGGCACCGCTTTAAGTCTACTTAATGGAGTGTATGAGATACCTTCGACCTATGGAAGTACTGCCTCCGATTATATAGATATTCCATTTAGCGATGGAGAAACTTATGGTCAGTACCGAGCTCTAAATGACACACCTTCTACTCCTCAGTGGGTATCAAGTGCTACTCCAGGAAGTTCCGGAAATCTTAGACTTATTCCTACTGAGCAATGGGATCTACCTACTGCAGGAAATACATATGATTATAGTTTTTCAGGTACTAGACCCCTTGTACACGGAGGTAACGGAATTTGGCAAACTGTAAATAGTGGAGCAACAATAAGTATTAAAAGACTTGGCACAGGAACTCCTTATACTGTTTCTGCGAATTCTACGTCAGTTGATGAAGGAGAAACTATTATTTGGACAGTAACTTACTCAAATATTCCTAGCTCTCGAACAGTAGGCTATACTATTTCAGGAATTAATTCCAATGATATATCTTCAGGAAGTCTTTCAGGAACTCTTACCATTGGTTCAGGAAATGGTACAGTAACTACAAGTATAAGACTTCTAAATGATGTTGCTACGGAAGGCACAGAAACAGCAACTCTACAGCTAAATACTCCTGACAGCGCAGGAACCTCTACAGGACGCCCGAGCGCTGGAGTAACAATCCTAGACACCTCTACTCAGGGGGGAAGCTCGGGAGGCAGTGACTCTATTGGTACAGGACCTGTAGAAGACTACGGATTAGAAATTTATAACGCAGCAGGGACGCAGGTGATTATAAATAATAATTCTAGGATAGGTACTTTTATAGGCACACAAAGTATAACTTTGAGTGATAGTAATACAGTAGGCGGACTGTTTACTCATTCTGGGACTGGGGGAGCAATAAACTGTTCCGATAATACTATAATTGGACTGTCAACTACATGGACAGGCAGCGCTTGGCTGCACCCAACAGTAACCAGAAATACGTCTACTGGGCTTACTGTAAGAAGATTAAACTCCACAAGTACAGGAAATACTTTCTGGGATGGCACTCTTTTTGTAAGTTTAATAAGGTATTAATTATGGCATATGGATTAGAGTTTTATGGAGCTAATCAGCAATTAATTTTTGATACGAATACCTATTCTGGTAATTCCACTTTAGTTATTCAAAACGGGCACCCCGCTACTTTAACTAACAACTCTGGCCTAACGATACCTACTGATGCTTTTTTATTTGCAAGAGTAAACAGTGGAAACTTAAGGCTACACTTTGGAGGATCTACAGGACAAGCATATAATCAATTTCAAAATGTTTCTGGTCAAACTATTGATTATTTTTATGCTAGACAAAGTGCCAGTATCGGAAATATTACTGGAGGAGGAGGATCCTACGGGCTAGAAATTTATGGACCTCCTAATAATCAAGGAAGTCAAGCAGTAACTTTTTCTACTAGGAAAACAAATAGTGTAGTACAATTTTTTGAAATTTGGGATGGAGGGACTCTTACTAACAACGACTTTGCCTACACAGTACCCTACGGGCAAAGTCCTTCTGGAGTATACGTATCTGTGGGATATGCTTTTTTCAGCATAGGAATTTCTGTAAATCAATTCTTTTATCATACCTCGAGCAGTATCAATGGCATACAATATAAAGGATATCTTAGCAGTGCGTATGGTAGTGGGCCCGTTCCAAATAAAGGATCCGTTTTATTAGCTACGATATCGGCTTAAAGGAGTAAAAATGACATTAATTATAAAATACATTGCAACAGTATATACAGAGACAGGAGAACTTAAACATGTCTCAACAGCTCCTGGAGGAGACTTGCCCGAAGAAGGTATAGTTGAGGGCTCCAGTCCAGAAGAAGAGATTGTATACGTTCCTTCTACGGGATTTGAAGCTGTTGATTTATTAACAATGCTTCATGAGTACCGTAGAAAATACGGAAATTGGGTGCATAAAGGTGCTCCTCCAACTAAGTATTATGAATGGAATATACAAGCAGAAGAGTGGCAGCAAAATTGGAATACATTTTTAGCAGAATTAAGAGAGGAAAGAAATCGTAGACTTCATATATGTGATTGGACTCAAACTCTTGATAATCCAATGGAAGAAACCGTAAAAGCTTCTTGGAGAAATTACAGAAATTCCCTTCGAAATTTTCCAACTCATTTTCAAACTCCTGATCCAACAATTAGGTCTTTAGAAGATATCGAGTGGCCTGCACTTCCTGACGGCACAATTTTAGAAATATTGGTTTTTTAAATATTTTTCGACACCTCGCAAAAATATATCTTGACATTACAACCCTTTTAAAGTAGAATACGAGAATGGGCAAAGAAGTAACCACAATATCCCCTGAGGGACTTGAAGTAGCAAACTGTTATTTGCAATTTGGAAATATTCGAGCAGTATGTGAAATGATGCAAGTTGCCGAAGAAAAAGTAGTTGAACTTTTAAATAAACGTGAAGTTAAAAAGTATATTGACACTGTATACCTTGATATGGGGTATCGAAACAAAAACAATATTGCTACTGTTCTTGATGAGATGATTCAGTCAAAACTAGAAGAAGCCCAAGAGACAGGAGTATATTCTAATAAAGACTTGGCCGATCTACTGCAAATGGCTCACCGAATGCGAATGGATGAAATTAAAGCACAAGCGGAACTGACTAAAGCAGAGACCACAAACATAAAAACTCAAAATAACGTACAAATTAATAACGAGAGTTTACCCTTCGGCCAAGGAAACTATGGAAAGCTGATGGAGAAACTTCTCAAGGAGGGATAACCTAGAGAAAGCTCCATGCTTGCAGAAATTGCGATTGCAAATGCTGCTTTTGGTGTACTTAAAGAAGCTATCGGCAACGGTAAAGAGCTTTATGATGTGGCTTCTGTTGCCGCACAATTTTTTGACAGCAAAACTTCTTTACAGAAAAAGTCAAATAAGAACGGATATAAAAGCGATATGGAAGCCTTCATGGAACTTGAGAAGATCAAGGAAATGGAGGACCACCTAAAACAACAAATGATCTGGGCGGGACGTCCAGGTATGTGGGATGATTGGCTAGCTTTTCAAAAACAAGCCAAGGAAGAACGAGAGAAAGCGGAAAGAGAAGCTAGACAGGCAAGAGCAGAGTTAATGCAAACGCTGCTATATTGCTTTTATGCTATTTGTGGTTTAGTTATTTTTGTGCCTACTTTATTTCTTGTACTGACTATACTAAAATGAATGAATTAGAAAAGCAAGTTAACCACATTGAGTCCGAGTTGCAAGTTCATGCAATTCAATGTGAAGAAAGATGGAAAACTATTTTTGCTCGTATTGAAGATGTAGAAAGCACACTGCAGCGAATGGAAGGTAGAATTATCGGAGCCTCCGGAGTAATTATAATGTTTTTATTAGGATTAATAGTAGCGCAGGTAATGTAATGAGACGAGGAAAAGAACGAGATTTTGAAAAGTATGTCAACATGAGAATCGCCCAGCTTAAACAAGACCAGGAAAATGCTCATGATGATTACGATAAGCAATGGTACAATCGTATAATTCAAGAACTATGCTGGGCAAAAAGTCAACACCATAATTGTTATTTCGATGAGCTAGAACACTGGAAGAAAACTTATTCTTATCTTCCATAGACGCAAAAGCGCAAGAGAAAAATTATGCCATCAGGAAAAGGTACTTACGGAAAGAAAAGAGGACGACCCGCCAAAAAAGGAAAGAAGAAAAAAGCTATGGGCAAAGGTTTATCTGCCAAGCAAAAGAAACTTCCTCCCGCACTAAGAGCTGCAATTATGAGGAAGAAAAAGCGGGGTAAAAAGTGATTGATTTAGCAATAGGAGGTGTAATTGGGTGGTTCGCTCATGTGGCGTGGGCTAAGTGGAAGCACTTGCTTCCTTCTTTAGCTGAAGAGAATAAGGATGGCAGCTAGACGAAAAAAGGCAGCTAGAAAAACTAAAAACATTCCTACAAATAAAAAACTATACGCCAGAATAAAAGCAAAAACCAAAAGAAAGTTTGCAGTTTATCCGAGCGCATATGCAAATGCTTATTTAGTACGAGAGTATAAAAAAGCAGGAGGGAGATACCGTCGTGGCTAAAGGTGGACTTACAAAATGGTTCAAAGAGAGCTGGGTAGATATTAGTCGTCCAAAGAAGAGCGGGGGCTATGCAAAATGTGGCCGTAAAAAAGCTAAAAAAGGACGCAAGGGGTATCCTAAGTGCGTTCCTGCTTCTAAAGCAGCAAGCATGTCAAAATCACAGATTCGTTCTGCTGTTCGCCGAAAAAGATCAAAGGCTCAAGGAGTACGTGGAAAACCAACTATGGTACGAACTTTTGCTAAAAGAGGTAAAAGAAAAGGTAGAAAAAAGTGAGCGAAGTTTCTGCTATTAGTGCAATTCCTACTTCTTTTTCAAAAGAGTATTCAACTCAAACAGTTGCTAAGGTAGAGGACAATAAGTATAAAATAACAGATACAATTTATACTGTTACTACTTATGACAGGGCCGGAAAATTAGATGTATTTACTAATATTCGGTATTTGGATTATATTGCGTAATGGCTGCAAGAAAAAGAGGCAAGAAAAGAGACTCAAGATTAAAGAAGGCAGGAGTAGCAGGCTACAACAAGCCAAAGCGTACTCCTAGCCATCCGAAAAAGTCACACATTGTTGTGGCCAAAGTAGGAAGTAAGGTCAAGACTATTCGTTTTGGCCAGCAAGGAGCAAAAACTGCAGGGAAGCCTAAAACGGGAGAAAGTGCACGTATGAAAAAGAAGCGTGCTTCATTCAAAGCCCGACACCGCAGAAATATTGCTCGAGGCAAGATGAGTGCGGCATACTGGGCAAATAAAGTAAAATGGTAGGAGATACTATGAAATATTTTTTAGCCCTGCTAGCTATTATCTCAACCACTGTAGCAGCAGAAACCGTTATTAACTACGATGATGGATCAACGTACACGCTTAAGGAAGGGGAAGAAATCTATGTCAGTCCCAAATCTAGTACTCTCTTTAAGAGAAGGGTTATGGGTAATAAAGATACTTTCTTTACTGCTCAAAAGCCTTGGCCATCTAGAGACTATGTACCAGAACCACAAGACCCTTTTCAGGTTGGGTCTCATGAATGGTGTAAAGCCTATGTTCCTTGGAGTGAAGGACTTACATTTGACATGATTGCATGGAACCGGCATTGCGATACTGATAATGATGGAAAGTATGGATGTGGCGACGATACGTTCGACTCATCCGAAGAGGGGAGTGTCTGCTCTCCGTAGAGA